GTTACTGTCGGTCTCCAACTGCTGGTAAGCCGTGGGTTGCTTGGCGCTGAACGACCTGCTGAAATCACTGCGTATGAGCGTCCTTTCCCCGGAGGTGAGTGATGACTCTACGATGGGTGCCTGGCTGGAACGGACTGACCGAACCTGAAGCAGTGTCGTATGTCGCTGCTGTGGAGGCAGCCGATGGCCAGGAGCTTGAATTTGGTGTAGCCAGAGCTATCAATGATTTCGTCGTTGGCTGCAAACAAGATAAGATTTGGGATGCAATCAAGGCGTGTTGCATCCTTGCTGGGGCTAAGACGCTTGATGGTGCGTTGGTGCCGCTAGTGGGTACTGCTCCTACAAACAACAACTTTGTCTCTGGTGACTATGACCGGGAGACTGGTCTAATTGGTGATGGAAGCACTAAATACCTTACACAAATAACGCCAGTCCCATTGCAGAACAGCGTTCACCAAGCAATTTACTTAAGCTCAGCGGCCACTGCTGTGGCAGCAGACTTTGAAACTCATTTGGCGCAATGGCCAGCCAGTGGCACTAATGGACGCACGCAGATAAGCACAAACACAACCCAGACCTTTACCAGATCACGCGAAACAACGGGAGACATTGCCAGCAGCGTTGGACTAAAGTTTATTGGAACTGACAGATCTGCAGTGGGTGAATACAGGAGGCGAATTCTTGGCGCGAATGCCACTATTAGTGCAAGCTCAACTGGGGTTCCTAATACAACTGCTCATGTATTTAATAACCCTGGTCTTGGGCAGTACTCCAACGCCCGCCTCGCCTTCTACAGCATCGGAGAATCCCTCGATCTCGCCGCCCTTGACACCCGCGTGTCTAACCTAATCACAGCTATCGGAGCAGCCATACCATGAGCCCAACTACAATTCCTGGAAATTTAATCCTAAAAAACGAAATGGTCGAGGCTGACCCTTTCTTTAATAACGTTTCCCTGTTGCTGCATGGTGATGGCGCTAATGGCAGCACCACGATTGTGGACAGCAGCCCGAGTCCGAAGACGGTAACGGTATTTGGTGATGCACAGATCAGTACAGCGCAGAGCAAGTTTGGCGGGGCGAGCTTGCTATTTGATGGCGATGGCGACCGACTTGACATTGCAAACTCAGAAGACTTCACATTTGGCACAGGCGATTACACGATTGAAGGCTGGCTGTATCAATCAACATTCGCCGTCAATACTCTTGTAGATCTGAGGGGTAATGGTACGGCTATTGGGATTTACTCCAGCATTGGCAATGAAAGACTCGCTTTTGTAGGTATCGGTATAACACAAGCCTCGATCGCATTCACTGCAAATGAATGGACGCACTGGGCAGTAACACGCGAAGGATCTACCATACGTCTTTTTGTCGGCGGAACGCTTGCCGGAAGCGCTGCAGACAATCGTAATTATACAAACACTACCTGCCGCATTGGACATTCTACTACAGGGCAAGTTTTCAACGGCTACATCGACGACCTTCGCATCACAAAAGGCATCGCCCGCTACGCCAGTAATTTCACTCCACCAACTGCACCATTCCCGGAGGTGTTGGGATGACCTACACAAACCACGACTTTTTAGTCATTGCCACTACTAACCACGGGAGGATGATGCGATGAGCTGGATTATTACAGGAGAACAGGTAAACCCTGCTGGCGATGCACAGATCACCTACGGCATTACAAGCACTGGTGGTGTATTTAACCTTAGGTCTACTGGCACTGTAGATTATGAAGTGGAATGGGGTGATGGCACGGTAGAACGTAGCACGTCCAATACACTGGCACACACTTATTCTGCTGGTAGCTATGTGTTGAAGGTTAGAACTGCTCAGCAATATGTTCCGTATTTTAACAACAGTACGGATGAAGACCAGATCACGTCAGTTGCACTTGTTAGTGACCTTGATGTAGGTACTAACCTTTCAAATGCTTGGTTAGGTGCAAATAATATAATTAGTTTTGACGCTGCTTTTGGTGTTACTGCTGGTGTGACTAACTTTAGCTCTGCTTGGTACACCTGCTCAGGACTAACTAGCTTCCCCACTCTCGACACTTCAAGCGGGACTAACTTTAACGCTGCTTGGTACAACTGCAACAAGCTCACTAGCTTCCCCACTCTCGACACTTCACTTGGGACTAACTTTAGCTATGCTTGGTACGCCTGCTCAGGCCTAACTAGCTTCCCCACTCTCGACGCTTCACTTGGGACTAACTTTAGCTATGCTTGGCAGAACTGCAACAGGCTAACTAGCTTCCCGGCGCTCAACACTTCAAGCGGTAATACCTTCTTCTCTGCTTGGTTCAACTGCACCAGCCTAACTAGCTTCCCAGCCAACTTCTTTGACTCCTGGACTCGAACACCAGCCAATAATTGCTTTGTAGGCACTTGGGACAACTGCTTCTCTCTTACCGCCACATCCGTCGAGAACATCCTCAACAGCATCGACACTTCTGGTCGATCAGCACCTGCTTCTGGTGTAGACATCACCATTGATTACAACGCAGCCAGTGGTACACCCAACATCTCTACCGCTGTAACCAACCTCAAGTCCCGTGGCTGGACGATTACTCTAAATGGCGTGCTGCAATGACTATTAACCTTGGCGTGCCACCTCCAGAGCTGGTGCAGCAGTGGATCGAAAGCACAAGATCTGACGACTGCATCGGTGCGTACCCTGCTGATCTAGAGCAACAAATTTGCGTCCTCGCTGCTCAGTACGGTGCAGACCAGGAGCTGGAGGCGTGCTGTGAGTGGTTTGTGCGTGAGTGGACTGACGTTGAAACAGCGGACGCTCTCCGTGCCGCCCGCCGCCCCAAGCCGCCGAGCTTGAAGGAGCAGGCGCTTGCCCTGATCGACGAGTGTACTGATCCTCAAGGCGACTACCTAGACGACAACGCTTTGTCCATCATCCGCCGCGCCCTTGAACAGCTTCCCGACCAAAAGTAGTCGCTTCCACTTCTATGTCAGACAAAAAATCATCCAAGAAAATCGAGCGTTACAAGCTCGAAGCAGCCTTTGTATCCCTGGCGGACTACGACGTAACCATCAAAGGCGACGACTTCATGGAGATGTCCTTGTGGCACAACGGTGAGGGCTTTGATGTCATCCTTAACAGCAATGGCGAACAACGCTTTTGCCTGACATGGGGACAGTACAAAGCGCTCAAGACGCTTGTAAAAGAGCTGGACGGCTAAGCCCACCCCGCCGTAATTCGCTAGTATGCGCGAGCAATCTTTCAACGAGGGATCGGAAGCGTCCGTAGAGTCCGGCTGCGGCGAGGTTGGCACCGCGTGAGGACCAACTACCGGACACCCCATTTACCGTAAGCAGCAGCCGTAGCCGTGGCAGAATAGGTACAAAGTAGGAGTTTAATGTGGTTTACAGCGGTAATATCCCCCCGGTCGGGGCTGTAGTAAGCGAATCCCCGTTTGTTCGCAACCTAGAAGTCATCGCAATGATGGCCGACTGGAGCGTAATGGCAGCAGTAACGCGCGGCACGAACTACCTGCGCGACATGAGCGAGAAATACCTCCCCCAAGAACCCCGCGAAGACGACGACGCTTACCAAACCCGCATTGACCGCAGCGTCCTAAGCCCCTACACCAGCCGCCTAATCGAAACCGCCGCTGGCGCCATCCTCCGCAAACCAATCCACATCGAGGGCGACCCCTACTGGCTGGAGCTAAGCGAGAACATCGACGGCATCGGCTCGAACATCAACGAGTACGCCCGCCGCGCCCTAGTAAGCAGCATGACCTATGGCCACAGCGCCATTTTGGTGGACTACCCAGCTGCAATGGGCGCCATGAATCTGGCGGAAGAACGCGCCCAAGGCCGCCGCCCCTATTTCGTCCACGTTGACGCCCCGCAGATCTGGGGCTGGCGCCAAGCCGACACCATGCCCGGCTCCCCTCTAACCCAAGTCCGCATCCACGAGTACACCACACGCCCCCTAAACGACTTCGGCGAAGAGCAAATCGAGCAAATGCGGGTGATCTACCCAGGCCGCTACGACCTCTACACACTCGGCGAAGACGTAGTTGAGTTCACGCAAACAGGCGGCTACAGCCTGGACGAGATCCCGCTGGTACCGATTTATAGCAACCGCCGGGGCATGCTCCGCTCGCTGCCACCGCTACTGGACATCGCCAACCTGAACATCACCCACTACCAACGCCAAGCCGACCTAATCCACGCCCTACATATTGCCGCCATGCCGACCCTTGTCCTAGAGGGCTGGGACGACACAACCGGCAGCGCAACGATGGGCGTGAACTACGCCATCGCCATGCAACCAGGCAACAAGGCGTATTACGTCCAAGCCGACGCCACAAGCTTCGACGCACAAATGGCCGAACTCCAATCCCTGGAGCAACAGATGTCCACCTTGGGCGTCACCAAACTCTTCGGCCAGAAATTTGTAGCCGAATCCGCCGAGGCCAAGCGCATCGACCAAGCCCAATCCAACAGTGTGCTCTCGATCATCAGCCAAGAACTGGAGAGCGCCCTAAACCAAGCCTTCGGCTTTGCAGCCCAGTACGTCGGCATCGAACCACCAGAGGTCAAGATCGACCGTGACTTCGACTACTACCGCCTAATCGGCCAAGACATCGCCGTCATCACCCAGCTCAACCAGCTCGGCAAGATCAGCGACCAAATGCTGCTGGAGATTTTGCGACGCGGCGAAATCCTGCCGGACAACATCAAGATCGACGAAGAGCTGGCCGCTGCTGGAACCACAGCAATGGAAGAGCAACCCGATGAGGTCAATTCTTAAATGCTATTCTAAATACGTTCATGTAACACATTACCGTGCCCGAAGAACAGCAAGCAACACCTCCTGTGGAGAATGTTGCCCCTCAACCTGTGGTTGAAAGCTCCAATTTGGCCGCCCAACTAGAAGCGTTGAAAGCAAAAAACGCGGAGCTTATTGCAGAGCGGCGTAAAGACCGAGATAACCGAGATTCCCTACAGAAACAACTAGACGAACTCCAGAGCGCACAAAAAAGCGCTCAAACACAAAAGTTAGCTGAATCAGGGGAGTTTAAGGCCCTGTGGGAGCAAGCCCAAGAGACAGTTGCCGACCTAAAGCAGCAACTAGCTGAACGCGAGGCAAAGATCTCCTCAATGGAGACATCCTTCACACAAGAACAACTAAAGGCTGGAGCAATCGCCCAACTTTCTCAAGCTGGTGCACTTGCACCAGATCAGCTGTATCGTTTAGTGCAAGACAACCTTCGCGCCAAAGATGGTCAGCCTGTGGCTGTTGTTGGCGGCGTCGAAGTTCCGGTTGGCGAGTATATCGCCAACTTGAAAAATCCCGGCAGCGGTTACGAGCATCATTTTGCTGCTAGCAACCGCGCCGGCATGGGTGTCGCAGGTAGTGCCCGCGCCAACGCCCTCCCCGGCCAGTCCAACCCATGGTCAAAAGAGGCTTGGAATTTTACCGAGCAGATGATGATCATGAGCAGCGATCCCGATCGCGCCCGTCTATTGAAGGCGGAGGCTGGCCGCTAAGCCCCTGTGGGGCAACCGCTAACAACGACTCCACCGGAGCTACATCATGTCTTCCTTTAACGGCAACTGGAGCGGAGGTACTTTCCTCTCCGATCTGGTTACCCGCCCCGAGTTTCTCCAGTACACCTCTGAGGGCATCTTCGAGCAATCGAGGTGGATCCAGAGCGGCATCATCCAGCGCAACGCTGCACTTGATGCCCGCGCTGGCGGCACCCGCGTGCGCGTACCTTTCTTCGACCCCATCGCCCCGACTGAGACGCAAATTCTCAGCAACGCCACCTGGGGCGGTGGCGGCGGCTACCTCGTTCCTCAGAACGTGACCGCCGACGAGCAGATCATGACGATTCTGCACCGCGGCTTCGCATACGCAGCCGACGATCTCAGCAAGCTGGGCACTGGTTCCGATCCTCTGAGCCACGTGCGCGATCAGCTGACCGCTGCGATCAACAAGCTGAAGACCGCCACCCTGTCGAACCACCTGCTGGGTCTGTTTGGCGGCATCACCGGCAACGGCGTCTTGGGTGCCAACCAGACCGACAAGAGCTTTGACGGTGTGCCTGGTTCGATGACCGAGGCCAACTACTTGACGGCTGCCAACGTGATTGCCGCCAAGTCCGTGTTGGGCGAGCGCGGCGACGACCTGGATAGCATCGCTATGCACTCGAACGTCGCCTACTACCTGCAGCAGGTAGGCATGCTGACCTTCAGCACCTCTGCACTGGCCGCCGCTGGCTCAGTGACCTGGGGCGCAGGCGGCGTTGGCGTACGTTCGACCGACGTACCGTTCTTCGCCGGTATGCGGGTCGTGATTGACGACCAGCTGACCTACTTGACTGGCGGCGATGCCGGCGACGTAGTCAAGTACCCGGTCTATCTGTTCCGCTCCGGCGTGGTGTCCGAGGGCATCCAGCAAGACCTGCGTCTTGCCGCTGACCGCAACATCCTGTCCATGCAGGATGTGCTGGCAGTGGACTACCACTACGGTTACCACGTGACCGGCACCAAGTGGGCCGCCTCGGGCGACAACCCCACCAACGCCGCCACCACCGGCAACCTGGCCAACATCGCCAGCTGGAACCTGGTGTTCAGCACCGCCAAGATGGTCCCTGTGGCCCGCTTGCTGGTGAACACACCTTTCGATCCCACCGCCTACACCTGATCCAAACCAGGCATCAACATGGCCCCCTCATGGGGGCCTTTTTTATGTCAATAATCAATCCCCAGCCGAATCTTCTCCTGCCTCTCAAAAACAACGGGAGTATTCATAGTGCTTTTGTAGGACTGCAGGATCAACTGATTGATCACGTCATAACTCACCTGGAGCTTCTCACCAATTTCCATAATGTTGAGATTTTGTTCTTCCCGAAGGCGTCGAATTTCGAGCGCGACATCTTCTAGTTTGCGAATCTGCTTACCCGGCATCACGGGGTCCTCTTTTGGTGTTGCAAGCTTTACGCTGCCCTCAGCACCGGAAGATTTACGAAGCGGCATGAAACTGGTACGTCTTTACGTCTCACACAATAGTCGCCAGTGGCACGAGGACATAGCGTATGGGGACCACCTAGAGCGAAGTGCCGAGCTTCAGATGGAGGGAGCGACCATTTACCACGCATCAATACTGCAAGTACAGACCAAAACATCGACACGACGTGTAAGGGCTAAACTCAGAAAAAGATCGTATTAACTGTGGCCGCGACTATTGATGCCACTCTGCAAGGCGCGTCGGCCAACAGCTACGTGACGTTGGCCGAAGCAGACGCATATTTCGAGACAGTCCCCGACTCTTCAACCTGGACCGACAAGACCGACGACCAGAAAAACCGCGCCCTGATTTCCGCGACGCGCTGGATCGACGCCTTGAGCTTCTACGGCGACCGCTGCACCGAAACCCAAGCCTTGAAGTGGCCACGCGAGGACTACAAAGTTGACGGCATCAAGCTGGTGTGCACGCTGATCCCGCAACAGGTCAAGGTCGCCACATACGAACTAGCCCGCGCCTTCGCCAACGACACGGACTCCATCACTGGAACAAGCGGCACCAGCGGCCTTTACGACGAGGTGGAACTGGGCGAACTGAAAGTCAAATACAAGGACAGCTCCACCACCCCAGGCCTAATCAACAACATCTTCGACGTTTACCCCTGGCTGGAGACCTATTTAGGCGCCTACTGCATCGGCGGAGCCACCAATTACGCAGTCCGCCTATTCCGAGGTTGATATGGGCTTAATCGACAGCATATTTGCGCCTATCCCCAAAACCCTGATGCCACAGTGGGGCCAAGACCTCACGTACATCAAAACCACAACCCCTCGGGCATACAATCCAGCCACCGGCGAGGTGACAGGCGGCGACACACCAGTTCCGCTAAAGGGAGTAATTCTTCGCCTCGATCCACAGGAATCCGAAGGTTTGTACCAAACCACAGACCTCCGCATCCTCATTGGGACGACTGAACTCGGCACCTACTACCCAACCGAGGCCGACCGCATCCAATACACAGAGGCTGGGGCAACCCGCGAGGCCAAAATCATTGCAATCAGAACCTATCGCGGCGACGAACCGGTCTACCACTCCCTTATTGTGAGGCCCCAGTAATGGCACGCGACTTCAAAGACCTCTCAAAGGACTTAAAAGATCTTGTCGCTCAATCAGCAAGGCAGGCTTCTGTAGAGATCATGAACGGCCTAGTGGCAGCCGGCCCCGGCTACTCCGGCCAATTTTCATCTGCTTGGTACGCAGTAGAACCCGGCACCGCACCAGGCGGTCCGCGCGCAAGCGGCACCAACCTCTATAAGTACGACCTGCGAAACGTACCCGCAACCCGCTTTAAGTCGGGCACCTACTACGAGATTGTCAATGGAGCAGACTATGCTCCCCAAGCATTGGATCTAGAAGAAGGTGTTTTTCGGACTCAGTACGACAGTAATGGCGATATTCTCGAACCTGTGAAAGACCCTGTAAATATCGGAAGTCGCACAGGTCAGCTACGCGGCCAGGTAAGTAGCGGCCCGGGTTTTGCTGTAAGCACCGCACCTCTGGACTGGTACGTCACATACACCAATGGTGGTGCGATGCAAAGAGACCTAGGAAACGGTGTGCGCATTGGGTTCCGCCAAGGCCCAAGCGGCGGTAGGGTTCCGGGTAGAGGGTTTGGCCAATGAACTACCAAGCTATTCGCGCTGCAGTTGAGGGGCCACTACTCACCGCATTCAATAACCTAGTACCGGCGGTGCCCGTTTACTTTGACAACATCACAGCAGTTCCGGCTAACTCCACTACTGAGTACGTTCGCGTCAATGTTACTTTCGGCATTACCAACCAGCCCACGCTTACGTCTAGCGTTGATAATGCGCGGGGCGCAGTTGTTATCCGAATTTTTACGGAAAAGGGGCGTGGTCCCGCCCGCAACCAACAACTCTTAACAACGGCAGTAAATGTGCTGGAGACACTCAACAATTCCACCAAAAGCACAAGCGGCGTTTACTTTAAGGTCGGAGAAATCAACGGTCCGACCTTTTCTGCCACAGAGAACGCTCCGCACTTTGTGGGTCGAATTGACACCTCTTACGTTGCAACTGTGCTTTCGTAATAATGGTAAAGAAGGGCGCTAACCTGTAATAAGCCGGGCAGTGCCCGCCCACAACGTCCATTTTGGTAAGCCCATGGCAACTACCGTACTGTCCGGCACGTCCGGCGCCCTCTACTACAAACCCGCTGGAACCCTCGGAACGTTCGGTGAATCCAATGTGGACACCGTAGCCAACGAGATCACGATCGCTACATACCTGAACTTCCGGGTTGGCGATCCAGTCAAGTTCAGCGTGGTGAACACCCAGACTGGCGGCGCCGGCACCGGCACCCTCCCTGCTGGAATTACTGCCGGGACCACCTATTACGTCATTGCCTACGCCGCAGCGACAGGCGTGCTGCAAGTCTCGGAAACCGAGGGTGGCTCAACCATCACGATCACCGACGACGGCACCGCCACAGGTTCCAACCGTTTCCAAGTGGAATACGCGGACTACGCAGTGGTCGGCCAAGTCCGCGACTGGAGCTTTGAGATCACCCGTGCCGAGATCGACGTAACCACGATCGGTCAAACCCCCGGCCAGTATGTACCTTTCCGTAGCTACATCCCTGGCTTCGGCGACGGCACTGGATCGGCCACCGCATACATGACCGACGAAGAGCTGGCACTGTCCAACCGCCTTATCGAGGACGTGCTTCAGCGCCAGCAGACTGGCGCCGCCTTCAAGCTCTACACCGATCGCGTGTTTAGCGGCGGCGTGTTGAACGACACCCTGAGCCGCTCTATCGCATTCGACGCTGTGCTGACTTCGGCCAGCATGAACGTCAACCCAGACGACGCTCAATCTGTGACCGTCAACTTCCGTCCTGCAAGCACCCCAACCTTCGACCTTGCTACCAGCTGATAACCCACTGGTGCGTATTCAACAACCCCGGCTTCGGTCGGGGTTTTTTATTTCTAATGCGCTACATTAGAAACAGAACACCAAGATTACATGCCCGCCTCGATTCCAATGCGTGCGATTGACCGCCTCCGCAAGGCAGCCAATCTGGAGCCCACCAAACGAGTAGTCGAACTTTCTGACGGCAGCACCTTCGAGATGTGGGTCAGCCCGCTGACTGCAGCCGAACGCGAACGCGCTCAAAAGCAAGCCAAGTCCGACGACGCAAACGCCTTCGCACTGCAGCTGCTGATCGCAAAAGCACTCGACGAATCAGGTAAAAAGCTGTTCAGCCCCGGCGAAATCGACGTTCTCAAGGAGGAAGTCAAGGACAGAGACCTGCAATCTCTGATGCTGGCAATTTTGACTGACGACGCAGAGCCAATCGACCCAAAATCCTGAGCGCCGAGATTCGCAAGGACAACTGGCTCCTCCTCCAATTCGGAGTCGCCAAAGAGCTGGGACTAACCCTTAGCGAAGTTCGGACCAAGATGACCGCCGAAGAACTCATCGGCTGGAGCGCCTACTTCCAGATCCTGAACGAGGACCAGGAGAAGGCAATGGAAAAGGCCAAACGCCGCCGCTAACCCGGCGGCTTTTTGGTGTTTAGACTACTTAAACAGGAGTTAGCAGAACATCGTGGCCGACTATCAGGCAAAAATCCAGCTGATTGTTGAAGGCCAGGACAAACTGCGCAGGCTTGAAAAAGAAATTAACAGCTTAACCAAGCAACTTGAAAGCATTCGTGAAAATGCAGGAGGGTTTTTTAACGAAAAAGATTTAGCAGTAAACACTAGAGAACTTGTAGCACAGCTTAATGTCGCCAAGCGCATAGAAAAGGTACAGCAGGTTCAAATAAACAAAGCGCAGCAACAGCTTAAAAGTAATGTAAGGCTTACAGCTGCACAACGTTTGTACAATAGATACCTAAAAGAAAGTGAAACAGTAGGTAAGTTTGAAAAAAGCAGAGAAAAAGAACTAAATAATCTAAAGCAAATTTTTGAAGCGAACAAGGACAATTTGGGTATTGTCCAAGCGACAGCTGTAGCAGTCAAACGGCTAAATGAAGAACAAAGAGCGATTACAACTCGAGCGACAAAATCAGAGGCTTTTTCCAGAAGAATAAGAGATTACGGAAAGCAACTAGAGGCTCTCCAGCTAATAGGCGTCACTGAAGGCCAGCTCGCAGAGGCTAGAAGGCGTCAGAGCACGCTTGTTGAGCAAGCAGGAAAACAGCAGTTTGACCTGGCAACTAAAACAGAAAACCAACTAAAACGCCAGATTAAATTACTGCAAGAACGCAACAAACTAATTAAGGGCGTTGGTGCAACAAGCCCAATAAGCGGTCGAATTGGTTCTGGCCCTGTAATCCCAGATAGCCCCGCAGATAGAGCCCGTACTGCAAAAGCCGCCGAATCTTGGAAGACTTTTCTAGGTGACCTAGAAACCACCGCAACTGTTTTAAAAGGAAACGCATTAAATACTCAAACCTCTTGGAACACATTCTTTGAAGACGCAGCTAAGGTAACAGCTACGCTAAAAGGTAAATCACTAAACACTGAAAACTCCTGGAAAAAATTCTTTGAAGACGCAGCTAAGGTAACAGCTACGCTAAAAGGTAAATCACTAAACACTGAAAACTCCTGGAAAAAATTCTTTGAAGACGCAGCTGGGGTAACAGCTACGCTAAAAGCTAAATCACTAAATACTCGAACCTCTTGGATCAAATTCTTTGAAGATGCCGCTGAAACAAGCAAGATTTTATCTAGGCGGGCAGATGAGATACGACGAAGAGAAGGTCAGGCTTCTTTTGCTGCAAGAGGCTTTAGAGATCCTGCACCTTTTGATACAGGAGGCGTCGTTCGTAGGACTATAGCTACAACCAGCGGCGCATTTTTTGGCCCTGGAGGTGCTCCACCTACTGCTCGTGGCGCTGCGGTAGAAGCAGAAGCAGCTGTCAGAAGACAAGTAGAGCGGGAATTTGAACTCCGACAAGAGTACGAAAAAAGACTTGCTTTTATTGAGGCAGATTTTGATAAAAAGGCAAACTTTAGAGAGCTTAATTTTATCCAAAAAGAACTAGAAGCAGAGATAGATAAGATTGAGGCTATAACGGCTGCGCAGAAAAAAGCCGATGGCGCAGCACTTAACGATTTTGACAGAAGACTTAAAGCCCGAACAGACGCACAAACAGAAACTGCTCGAGTTCGCAAACAACGTAATGAAAGGTTGGCAAATGTAACGCTTGGTGCAGGCTTCCCTCTGCTGTTCGGCGGCGGCCCTGGTGCGGTCATTGGCGGCGGTCTCGGTGGCGCACTTGGAACCGGACCCCAAGCACTTGCAGCACAAATCGGCCTAAGCGCACTAGGACAGCAGTTAGACCTTATCGCTGGATCGACTCTAAACACAGCGAGATCCCTTACTAGCACTTCTAAAGCTTTTGATTTGCTCCAGGAAAAAACTCTATTCAGCTCAGAAGCCGCCGCAGAAAAAGCCATTCAACTTGAGGCTGAAGGAAAGGCAGCTGAGCTTGCGACGCTACTTTCAGAAGAACTTGCTAATGCACTTGGAAACAAAGCAGCGCAGAGTTTGATTGATCTAGGTAAAACAACAAACGAAACAACCGAACTCTGGAACACACTAA